TTCCAATGTGGTTGGTGGTGCAAATAATGCAGTCAATTATTCTTATCAATTTATTGGTGCAGGGATTAATAACACTATTAGTGGAAGCCCTGCCGCAGTATCTGCCATAGTTGCTGGACAATCAAATACTATTTCTGGTGGTTATTCTAGTATTGTTGGTGGTCATTTAAATACTGCTTCTGGTTATTTTAATTCAATTGTTGGTGGTGAATCTAATTCTGCTACAGCATTAGCCGCAGTAACAACACAAGTTACAACTATTGCAGTAACAGCTAGTACTACACTTTATTTAACATCTACCAATGCCAACATTAAAGTAGGTCAATTAATATTAGGTACTGGTATTACTGTAATATCAAATTCTAACTCTGCAACCTACGCAACATCTACAGTAACTACTGGTACTCCAGCAGTAATGGCTACCTCAACCATCTCTGGAACAACCTTAACTGTAGGCTCACTTACTAGCGGCACAATCATTGCTGGTCAAGTATTAACAGGCACAGGCGTTACCGCAGGAACTTATATCGTATCTGGCTCAGGTCTTTCATGGGTGGTTAGCGTTTCCCAGACAGTAGCATCAACAACGATTACTGGAACAGCTTACACATTCACAATCAGCCAAAACGCTACAACTGCCGCTGGTGTTACTCTATCTTTCTATACACCTCATGGAGTAGTAGTCGGAGGAGGAAACAACCAAGCTACAGGAGCATATAGCTTTATCGGTGGTGGTGGTGATGCTGGAACAGCGGCTAATAGGAATGTGGCTAGTGGTGATTGGTCTGTAGTGGGTGGTGGTCGTGGAAATACTGCAAGTGGTATTGGAGCATTTGTTGGTTCTGGTGGTTTTTATTCAACTGCTGGCTCTATCTATAACTCAACTGCATCAGGAAATTCATCAGGAATTGTTGCTGGTTTATCTCAAACAGCAAGTGGTTTAGGTTCTTTTATTTCCCATGGATATAACAATACTGCCAATGGACAATTTTCTGGGGCTATTGGAGTTAATACAACAACAAGAGGATTGCAAAATTTTTTGGCTTTAGGCGGTCAATATAATGCCTTTAGTGGCGCTGGAACTGGTCAAGGCGGTTTATTAATTATTGCAAAACAAACAACTGATGCTACTCCAAGCGTTTTAACAACAGATGGTTCAGGAACCGCAGGAACAACAAACCAAGTAATACTACCTAATAACTCTGCTTACTACTTTAAAGCTACTGTTATTGCCAATGTGACAGGCGGTGGAAATACAAAGGCTTGGACACTAGAAGGTGCTATTAAGCGTGGTTCAAGTGTGGGAACAACAGCTATAGTGGGGTCAGTTACGACTAATATCGTAGCGGCTGACGCTGGAGCATCAACTTGGACAGTCACCGCCACAGCAGATACAGCGAATGGTGGATTAGCAATTACCTTTACTGGACAGGCTTCTACTACAATCAGAACTGTTGCAAAAATCGAAACCACAGAAATGACTTACTAATGGTTTATAAATAACCCCTTAACTCAACTAATAGTGTATTAATAGCGCATTTTTAAACTACAAGGAAACAACATGGCACTAAAACTTAACCTAGCATCAACACAATTTGGCGTACCAGCCCCAGAAGCCTACGCTAGAATTACTAACTTCTTTGGCACAAAAGACAATATCCAAGTGCAAGTGGCTATTCACTATGACCAAGCGGCTAGAGAAGGCAATATGGCTACAGTCAGAGAAGATGCCCATTACATCGCTATTGAGGACTTAAAAGGCGATTTAATCCCTGCAATTTATGGCGTATTAAAGACTTTTAGCCAGTACGAAGGCGCAGAGGACTGCTAAATGTCAATGAACCTTGACCAAACAGTAGACAAAATAACACCTACAACAGGTGGCTTAAGCGTTGCTGGACTTATTGCTAATGCTACAACTGTTGTTACTTCTTGGAGTATTCCAACAGGATATAACGCATTAACAGTAGGGCCTATGACAATCAATAGTGGCGTTACGGTAACCGTCCCTTCAGGGAGTCGTTGGGTAGTACTGTAATGTTTGGGAAGCAACCTTTCTCATCCGCCCCTTATTCGGGGTCTAGTAATAAAGTAGTTAGCCAGGCTCTTACATACCTGTCTACAAGCTCTGTAACACTCCTTAAATCGATTTTAAAGACCCTGACATACCTAAGTACTAGCACGGTCACAATCGCCCGTTATGCAGCCCGTTACGTGACGCTGTCATATCTGTCTAGTAGCACATCCACAATCCTAAAGTCCATTACAAAGACGCTTACTTATCTAAGCACCTCTGTAAGCACTTTGGTCAAACTGCCAATTAAGCTATTGTCAGCAACTAGTACATCCGTTGCTTCTATACAACGGGCAATAGCCAAAATCATTAGTACAGTAGTAGAACACGTTATTGTTGTATTAACTGAATCGGCATTTCACCTAATTGCTTTTAGTATTAATGTGGCAAGTACCCCAAGTATCCGTAAAGCCATTTCAACGACAATTACTGCGTTATCAACATCTGTAGCTACTATTGTAAAGTTATTGCCCAAGTCTTTGACTGCATTGTCAAGTTCTGTGTCAAGCATTGTAAAGTTATTAGGGAAAACCCTAACATCTGTGTCAACATCAATAGCTACAGTTTCATTACATAACATACTATTCAAATTATTGTTTGTAGTTGCAAACTCGACAGCAACAATAGGCAACTTTTACCTTAAATTATTTGTTGTCGTCTCTACCACAATTTCTACCTTAAATAAACAAATGTATAAGGTATTTAGCATTATTTCGGCTACAATATCATCATTGATAGTTGCTGTTTTCCCTCGTTTAGGGGCGGTGATAAGATACACCTTTACAGCAGACTTTAGAGACAGATTAATAGGGCTTTATAAAGAACGATTGGCAGAGGCAAATTTACGTGACCGTCTACAAAAACTTAATAAAATCCGCACTGCTTTGGTAAACAAGATTAACAATAAGGTCTCAAAATGAGCCAATTTTCATACAAACTCACTACAGAATCAGAGTTATTTAGCTTTGATTTTAACCCTGTTTTAGGCGTTGGCGAGACAATAAGTACTGCAAACTGTACCGCTATTACCCTTCAAGGCACAGACCCTACCCCATCAACCATACTTTCAGGAAGTCCTGTAGTAAGCCTGGGTAAAGCTACTCAAAGGGTAACTGGTGGCGTGGCAGATAATACTTACCGCTTAATTATGACTTGTACCACTAGCGCTGGTAATACCTATACCTGTACAGGAGATATTCCTGTTTATGACCCTTCTGAGCAAATATAAACATGGGTCACGCAGACTACCTAAGACTTGGTGGCGACTATAACGCAATTTGTGACCGTTGTGGTAGCAAGTTCAAGTTTTCGCAACTAAAGCTAGAGTGGGACGGTTTATACGTTTGTACGGCTAATGGTTGTTGGGAGCCTCGACAACCTCAAGACTATGTTAAAGGTGTGCGAGATGATATGTCAGTACCTGTATCTCGCCCAGACCAACCGCCTGTATATATAGCAGATTTAACAGTTACTGAAATACCAGTAATTACATTGAGTTTTATCAAATTTTTGTATAGAATACTATCAGTTAGTGTATCATCGGTGGTAAGTTTAATCACCACTAAATATCCATTTACACCTGCTAGTAAGGTAGTAAACGGTGCAGCACTAAATACTACGACATTAGGGTAATAAATGGCTATTTTGTTTACCAATAACGCATCAACCAACTTAGCGGCTAGTATTACTAGTGGGGCTACTTCATTAACCGTTACAGGTGGCACTGGTGTATTGTTTCCAAACCCTACAAGCGGTGACTATTTCCTTTTAACTCTTATTGGAATTAGTGGCTCACCTATTGAGATTGTAAAAGTTACTGCTCTGTCTACCGACATAATGACAATCGTAAGGGCGCAAGAAGGCACTACTGCTTCAGCATTTACTGGTGGTGACCAGGTTCAACTAAGAATTACCGCAGGTGTAATGAACGGAGCAGCACAAGCTGGTCTTGCAAGCGGTGGATTAACCGAAAACACTCAAACAATCTCTTCTAGCTATACAATTAGCACTAATAGAAATGCTTTATCAGTCGGCCCAGTTTCTGTGGCAAGTGGACAATCTGTCACAGTACCAAGCGGTAGTCGCTGGGTAATACTTTAAGGAAAATATATGAGTTCAGTAATTATCAGTGGCGATACAAGCGGTACTGTTACAGTTACAGTACCTTCTGTAGCTGGTACAAATACTATAACAATGCCAGCTTTAACAGGTAATGCTCTTGTTTCTACAGGAGTTTCTAGCTCTGTTTTAGCAACAGTAACTAATAAGATAGCTATTAATATTGGTGGTACTGTTTACTATCTATTAGCTAATACTTCAGGAACATAACATGGCATACGGAAATCTTAATGTCGATACAGTAACGACTTCAACGGCTGGTGGTGTACTAGGTGCTGGTAACGCTTCAACACTAAAGAATCGCATTATCAATGGTGCGATGGTTATTGACCAAAGAAACGCTGGTGCTAGTGTTACTCTTTCGACAGATGCTTATACTCTTGATAGATGGATTGGATTTGCTGGTGTAGCTAGTAAAATGTCTATTCAACAAAATGCTGGTTCTGTAACACCACCAATAGGATTTACCAATTATCTAGGTGTTACATCTTTAACTGCTTATACACCATTAGCCGCCGCCGATGTTTTTGGAGTTTCTCAAGCAATTGAAGGTTACAACATTGCTGATTTGGGCTGGGGTACAGCTAACGCTAAAACAATAACAATTAGCTTTCAAGTTTACAGTTCATTAACTGGTACTTTTGGTGGTCTTGTTAGAAACAATGCTGGCACAAGAGCGTATGGTTTTACTTATTCAATCCCTGTAGCTAACACTTGGACTACTATTTCAACCACTATTGCTGGCGATACATCAGGCACTTGGCTAACTACTAATGGTCTTGGGCTTCGTTTAATTTTTGATTTAGGTACAGGCTCAACTTATAGAGTTGCCGCAGGTTCTTGGACTGCTGGTAATTATTATGGTGTAACAGGTGCAACATCCGTAGTAGGAACAAGCGGAGCAACCTTCTACATTACTGGTGTTCAACTAGAAGTAGGAAGTAGTGCTACTGGATATGAGTATCGTCAGTATCAACAAGAGTTAGCTTTGTGTCAAAGATATTATGCAAAGTTAGGGGCAAGCCCACAAGGTAGTTCAAATTATCAAGCGTATGGTAGTGGCTCAATGAATACTACTACATCAGCAAATATAGCTTTAACATTTCCCCAGGTTATGAGGGCATCACCAACTATTGCGTATAGCGGAACTATGGGTTATAGCGCAGGGGGAAGTTATGCTTCCCTTACAAGTATTGCAGCAACTTATACAGGAGTATCTTCATCTATGTTGCAAGTAAATGGTGCGGCAATGGGGGCGGCTGGCAATGGAGTAGTTTTATTATCCAACGCTGATGCTACAGCCTTTATTTCTTTATCTTCGGAGTTGTAATATGTATAAACAATGTAAACCAATATTTGTCGGTGGTGAAGTAAATTCTGTAATTTGCACAACAGACGGAGCTTGCATACCTATGGATGAAGCCAACACAGACTACCAAGCCTACCTAGCATGGGTAGCTGAAGGCAATGTAGCGATTCCAGCAGAGGACATAGTATGACCACAATAATTGACGGAAGTGCTGGGATAACCTTTCCTGATGTTTCTACACAAGACGAAGTAAAAGCATTGGTGGGTTAATATGACAGCTGCATACACACAATCCCGTGACAAAGTAATCCAAGGTGCCTTGCGTGTTTTAGGCGTTATTGGCGCAGGTGATGAACCCACCCCTTCTGATTACGACAATTGTTCCCAAGCCCTAAATCTGTACATTAAACAGCTACAGACCAAAGGTATGCCATTATGGAAAGTAGAAGACCTACAAGTTCCTATGGTTATTGGACAGAATACTTATAATCTTGGCCCTACAGGTGATGTAGTATGTACACGCCCTTTAAGAGTTGTTATGGCTTTTATCCGTAACCCACAAAACCAAGATACCACCTTAATGGTTATATCTCGTCAAGAGTATATGCAACAAGGTTATAAGCCTTCTCAAGGAATCCCTAACCAAGTTTACTATGACCCACAATTAAACAATGGTGTGTTGTACGTTTACGACACTCCTTCTGCAACAGGTTACACAATTCACCTACAAGTACAGATGCCTGTAGATGACGTATTAACACCTAGTCAAATATTAGACTTTCCTTCAGAGTGGTTTAACACCCTTAAGTTTGGACTAGCAGACCAATTGGCTCTTGAGTATGGCGTTCCCGCACAAGTGCGTGCTGAACTAGCTCAACGTGCCGCTAAACTAGAGGAAGTAATGACTGACTGGAGCCAAGAAGAAGCAAGTACAGCATTTTCTCCTTCCAATCGTTTTTATAGTTAAGGATACACAATGCCAGTATCCCGCATTTCATTAGCCCATAATATTGGCACTCGTGATGGCACGTTAGAAAAAGATAGTAAAGTTGGGAACGCTATTCTTGAATCTAAAACTAAAGAATCACTATATATTCTAAAGCGTCCAGGATTAAGTACATATCAAACATTACCTACAGGAGCAGGACTTGGTATATTTGCCGCTGGTAGCCACTTACTTACTATTATTGGAACTACGTTCTATGACAATGGAGTTGCTAACTCTACCCCTGTCGATGGCGGGGATGAATATGACTGGATTTACTCAGTAGACGGTACTCAAGTATT